GCTGGCAGGCCGCAGCCCTTCAAGCACGTTTCCAGTGGCAAGGTCGCGCGTGCGCATATCGGTCACGGAGACTTTGAAAAATTCGGCCAACGGCTGCAGGGTCTTCGTGCGCGGGTCGTTGCTCTCTCCGCTGATTATGCGATGGATGGTCGGTTGCGGCACGCCAGTGGCACGCTGTACCTCATACGGGCTCATCTTCTTTTGGGAGATCAGCCAGTCAAGGTTCTTTCCGACGAGGGTTGCATAGTTGCTCATCCCCAAACTATGCGTTAACGCATACATTGACGCAATCCTTTATGCGATTCCGCATTGACAGTAATACGCTTTCGTATAGAATGGCTGGAAACAACTAACCATTCCCGACCATGACTCTTCGTACAGCTCAAGAGGCCTGCCAGTTCCTGGTGGCGAACAAACGATCCCAAGCCGCTATCGCGACGCGTGCTGGTGTCACGCAACCCACGATCAGTCGCATCCTCGCGGGTGAGCACGATCCCGCTGGCTCGACCCTTATCAAGCTGAACAAGTACGCCGACGAGGTCGAGGCGGAAGCAACCAAGCAGACGCAGGTCGGTTCGAGCGCTACCGAATCCCATCCGCAGTAAGCGCTGCGGTTTTTTTTTGCGCCGGAAGTTGCACAAGGGAAGTTGCCCTTGAGCCATTGCATTAATAAACATATCGAAGCACCCCATCGAGAACCACCCACAAGGAGAACCACCATGGCAGCTAAAACCATCGAAATCAAAGCTCTGCTGAGCGCCGACGAGTTCGTCGACTACGAGGCCGAACGCGCCGCAGCGGACGTCAAGACCAGCCCGCTCATTCGTTCCTTTCTGAAGCGCTGGACGGCTGAACAGAAGCATAAGCGAGCCCAGCAGCAGAGGGAATTGCCAGAACATGGCCAGAACATGGCCATGTCGTTCCCGGCCCGGCCTGCGCCACACGATTCCCACCTGCAGTACTGCGGCAGCTAGACCGAGGGACACATGCACGAACAGGCACAACCCAAGACCCCAGAAAACGACAAGATCGGCACGGCGGCGCGCATCTGGCGGGCCATCGACAAAGACGCGATCGCCAACAAGGCCGACCCGGCCAAGCGCGCGGCCGAGTATCGCGCGCGCCAAGAGCTCCGCAAAGTCGTCGACGAAGCGGGCGAGGTCTAACGCGATGAGCCGCCAGGACCGGAAGGTGTCGATCGACGAGCTCGACGGCGCCATTGAAGAACTGCTGAAAGCCGGTTCCCGGAGCGTTACCGATATCACGCGCGCGCTCGGCTGGTCGACCCGCGCTGTTTGTCCACGCCTGGAGCAGCTGGAGCTCGAGCAGCGTGCGCACCGCGTCCGGGTGCGGCTGCCCAATTCCCCGACGACCTGCTACCACTGGCATGCAGGCCCCGACCCTGACCAGGTGCTGCCGTCTCTCGACGGCCGCGACCCACTTGTTGCCGCGCTGTTCGGGCCCGCACGCCGGGCGGCCGCATGACCACCCCGCAAATCGAGAACGGCTTCACCATGATCGCCAACGAGCTGCTTGAGGCGATCCTGGGCAGCGGCTTCTCGCATCGCGAGCAGTCTGTCATCTTCGCGATCATCCGGAAGACCTACGGCTACGCTAAGAAGGAAGACGACATGTCGGCATCCCAGATCGGCGCGCTGTGCGGCGTCGCGCGTCAGCACGTCACGTCGACGCTGAACGCCCTGGCCGGCCGCAACGTAATCAACAAGCGCGCCGGCAAGTTCGGCATGGTGATCGGTGTCCAGAAGGATCACCGGAAATGGGTCAGTGCCGAGCAGCTGAAGAACCTGGCTTCGGCACCCGATCCTATCGATTTTGATAGTCCCGAATCGGGACTAGTCCCGAAACAGGACACGTCCCAGAACGGGACAGGGGGTAGTCCCGAATTGGGACAGGTCGATAGTCCCGATTTGGGACACACAAAAGAAACCCTTCCAAAAGAAAACCACCAAAAGAAAACATCTTGCGCTCCGCAAGCGGACCGCGACCAAGTCGCCGAGACCCCAGCAGGCCAAAAAGGCCGGGCCATGACGGGACTCGCTGCCGACCTGCAGGACCGCTTCGAGCGCTTCTACGCCGCCTACCCGCTGAAGAAGTCGCGCGGCACTGCCGAGAAGGCGTTCGCCAAGATCCGTCCCGATGAGGATCTGCTTGGCCAGATGCTGGCCAGCCTGGAGAAGCGCCGAGCCTCCGGCACTTGGCTCGATCCGAAGTTCGTCCCATATCCCGCCACCTGGCTGAACGCGAAGGGCTGGATGGACGCGGTCGAGGTCGAGTACTCGGCGGAGGCCAGCGCCGTGATCGCCGTGTTCAACGAGCTGCTCGGCGAGCAGCTGGGCGAGGTGTCGGCATCGATCTTCGTGCCGGCCCGCGCGGCCCTGATCGCCGAGTTCCTGACGTTCTCGACGAAGCCGGACCTCGCGCGGCGCTACTTCACCTGGCTGCGCGACGACAACGACCTGCCGCCGAAGATCGGTTTCGATCGCCTCGTCGGGCGGCAGGGCTATGCCGATGCGATCGGCGGCAAATTCACGAGGAAAGCATGACGAAGCACTACGGCGCCGACAGCGCCGCACCCCACTCGATCGAGGCAGAGCAATCCGTCCTGGGCGCTCTCCTGCGCTTCAACGATGGCTTCGACCGGATCGGCGCCCTGGAGGCGAAGCATTTCTACCGGGAGGACCACCGCATCATCTTCGCGGAGATCGTGCGCATGATCTCGCGCGGTGAGCCGGCGGACGTGCTGACCGTGTGGGCCGTGCTGGAGGGCCGCGGCGGCGCCGTCGTCGACGGCATCGGCGAATACCTCAACCAGCTGGCGCAGACCGTGCCCAGCGCGGCCAGCATCGCCCACTACGCCGGGATCGTGGTCGACCGCGCCCTCCTGCGCGCGACGATGCACGTGGCCGACTCGATCAACGGCCTGGCGATGAATCCGAAGGGGAAAAGCGCGGATGAGGTGCTGGACGCCATGCAGACGATGGTGACGACGCTGGCCGAGCGCCGCGTGCGCAACGAGCCGAAGATGATCCGCGACATCTTGGTCGACTTCATCGACGGCGTCAGCAAGCGCGCCGAGGGCCTGGTGAACGCGATCCCGACCGGAATCCCGAGCATGGATCGCCTGCTCAACGGAGGCCTGCGGCCCGGGCAGCTGATCATCGTCGCCGGCCGCCCATCGATGGGCAAGACCGCGCTGACCAGCGACGTCGGCCTGAACATCGCCGCCGACCACAGCGTGCTGAACTTCAGCATGGAGATGGAGAGCCAGGAGATCGCCGGCCGCGCGCTGGCCAACCGCGGCCGCGTGTCGCTGGCCACCGTCATGGGCAGCATCCCGGAGAACGACGATGCCGCCTGGGCTGGCGTCACGACCGGCTGCATCAAGCTCGACGCCCTCCGGTTCGCGATCGACGACACGCCGGCGATCTCGCTGCTCGAGCTGCGCATGAAGGCCAAGGCCTGGAAGCGCCGGCACGAACTGCACGTGATCATCGTCGACTACCTGGGCCTGATGTCTGGCGGCGACGGCGAGAAGCGGCACGAGCAGATCGGCTCCTACTCGCGCGGCCTGAAGGCGCTGGCCAAGGAGCTGGGCGTCGCCGTGATCGCGCTGGCCCAGCTGAACCGCAAGGTTGAGGACCGGCCGGACCGGCGGCCGGTGCTGTCCGACCTGCGCGACTCGGGCGAGATCGAGCAGGACGCCGACATCGTGATGCTGGTGCACCGCCCTGAGATGTACGACCCAGAAAACCCGGACCTGCGCGGCTATGCCGAGGTGCTGGTCCGCAAACACCGCAGCGGTGCGCTCGGCGACATCCCCCTGATGTTCGACGGTCCCACCTGCAGCTTCTCAGATTGGTCCGGCCCCGCGCCCTCGGCGCCAGGCGGCAAAGGACGCAACCATTCGAGGTTCGAAGGATGAGCGCAACTGTTTTCAAGAAGGGCAGGATCTGGCATTTCCGCTTCCAGGTCGGCAAGGAGCGCGTGCAGCGCAGCACCCGCGTGACCAGCAAGACCAAGGCCGAGGAGATGGCCAAGCGCGAATACGACGCCGCGATCGGGCGCGCGAACGGCGGCGAGCCGGTACCGACTCTGGACGAACTCGCCGGCATGTGGGTAGTTGTCCACAGGCCGGTGGCGAGCGAGGCGCACATCCGCAGTGTCGAAACCTTCCGGCGCCTGCACATGTACGACCTTGGCGCCAAGACGATCGGTGAGATCACCACGAAGGATGTCGAGCTGGCGCGCGGCGAGCACCTGAAGACGCACGCTCCATCGACCGCGAACCACTGGCTCCGGATCCTGAAGCTGCTGACCATGTGGGCCGTCAAGCGCGAGATCCTGGCGGCGTCACCCTGGCGCGTGAAGATGCTGAAGGTGCAGAAGAAGCCGCGGCCGTTCTTGCCGGTCGACGTGGCCAGGACCTGGTTCGATGCTGTCGACGAGGCCACGAAGCGCGCGCCCAGCGTCGGCACGGCGGTGCGCCTCATGTTCGGCCTGGGCCTGCGCGAGAGCGAGGCCGCGTCGGCGCGCTGGGAATGGATGGACTGGGAGCGATCGACCTACACGCCAGGGATCACGAAGGGACGCGAGGCCGAGCCAATCCCGATGCCGGCATGGCTGCGCGAGCACCTCGAGCCGCTGCGCCAGGTGGAAGGGCTCATCGTCGCCAAGCCGAGCGGCCAGGCCTTCGCCCCCGGGTTCGCGCGCCAGGCCATGCGACGGGCGAACAAGGAGTGCTCAGTCAAGGGCATCACGCCGCACCGCCTGCG